ACTGCAAGCATCTTACCGTGTCGGACTGTCGAAGTCTGCTGACATGACTGACAAGGTTGATGATCGCTAATGGTCAGCAAGATTTTGTCTTCGCCAGCGGCCAAGGCGAAGATTCAAAAAACGATGCACGAGTTCAAGAAAGGCTCACTGCGCTCTGGCTCTAAGACTGGAAAGAAAGTCAAATCAAGAGCGCAGGCGATCGCTATCAGTTTAAGCCAAGCAAAAAGAGCAGATTCCGACAAGTAATCAATGGACAATCAGATAGTCGAACCTGCTGTAAGCAGTTATGCGGTAGCGTCTTCGGCGGAAAGTATTGCACAACGCGGGATGCGCGATGTCTTTTTTCTGGCTCAGCAGATTCTTGGATCGGTCTATCCAAACATTACCGCTCAGACGCATAAGCCGATTTGCGAATTCTTTGTTCAGAAAAATCCTCATAAGAGTTTCAATCTGCAAGATGTCGTAAAGAACCGACTCTTGATGGGGCCGCGAGGGCACTATAAAACGAGCCTTCACTTGGTAGATTGCATCTCGTGGATGCTGATGTTTCCGAATGTCACGATCCTCTTGCTGTCTGGTTCGCAGGATGTGGCGACTCGTATGGTTGAGGAAGTTAAGCAGATTTTTCTCACTTGCACAGACTTCCGTGAGCTATATCCAGAGTACATTCCTACTGAGAGCGTAAGAGAGTTTGGAGCAAAGGGTGAGTTCTGGTTGCCTCGCAGTGTCAGGACTCGTATTCGCCGCGAACCTACACTTAGCATCTCAACCCTTGATAGCGTCAAGGCTTCGACTCACTACGATCTACGAGATGGTGATGACGTAGTAAATGAGTTGAATAGTCGTACCGCGTTTGGGAACAAGACCAATCTCAACGAGAAAGTTACAAACGACTGGAACGCAACCAAACCGCTTCTTAATCCCGGTGGTTACACGCAGATCATTGGGACGTTCTACAACTTCTCGTGCATGTATGGGAACATTCTTGACCGTCTTGGGTTATCGGATTGCCTAAGATTCGGGCACGCACTGGAAGATACTCGTAAAGGCTGGAAGGTAGCAATCTATCCGGCTTTGAGGCCGGACGAGAATGGGAACCTATTCAACAAGAACGGTATCCTATTCCCGGAAAAGTTCTGCATCAATGCCAAGACTCCAAAGGAAGAAGCGGAGAATGCAGAAAAGTTCAACCTGCAAGAAGCTTTCGATGAAGACCCTGAAAACTTTTTCGCTCAGTACCAAAATTTTCCGAAGAGTTCGACGCAGGATTATTTCCCGCTCGAACTTCTACGGAGTAAGACCATCGCACCAAAAGATGTGCCAATGACAGCAAGCGTATTTGCGACGTGGGACTTGGCATATTCAGCAAATCGTAAAAGCGATTTCACAGTTGGAGCAGTCGGAGCTTACGATACATCTGGGAACATCTATGTCATTGATTTATTCCGTGGCCGCTGGATGCCAAACCAGATCATCGAAAAGGTTATTGAGTCTTGGAGAAAGTGGCCGATTCAGAGAGAAGGTATTGAAGCGATTTCAGGCTCGCCGCTGTTGCTTCCCGGCTTGACTGCGAGAACTCGTGAGCTTGGTTTGATGATTCCGATTGATTGGATTCAGATCAAAAGAAAACCGCAGTCGGTGGTGAACGAGATTCTGTCGCTCTCGACTCTATTGCAGCAGAACAAGTTGTTCTTCGTAAACACTCTTCCGCACCTTCAAGAACTCTATGTAGAGTTTTCTCGGTACGGAAAGTACACGCATGATGACATCTGCCGCGCAATCAGTCTTCTGCTTTTCTATCTTGGAAAAGGCCAGCAAATGACTGTGCAATCGCAAGAGCCAGTGGAGATTGGTGGGGCGACTGCAATGGGAATGGACTCGGAAATTGGGGCTGGGATTATAGGATAATATATAGCTATGCCCTACTCAACATTAGAGAAACGTCACGCAGCCTATAAGCGGAAACGCCAAGCGTTGATTGCTGATCCAGTCAAACATGCCGAAGCTAAAGCCAAGAATAACGAGAATCAACGTCGGCGTAAGGCTGCTGATCCAGAGAAATATCGCGCTAAAGGGGGCGTCTGCCCTGCTTGCGGTTATTGCCCTACTTGTGGCCGCCACGCCGCGCCACCAACGTTTTACACATATCAGTTCGGTTTTCCGAACACTGCGGGATATCCGCCGAACATAATGGGCGGTGCTGTCGGAAGTTGTTCTCTAGGAAGTGCTCAAAGCAGTTTGCAGAACGTTCAAGTCTGGCAATAGAATTGTTCTTGCCGTCCTGCATGGTGCGCGTCGAGATGTCGCGACAGGGGTTGTAAATCCCGCATGAAACACAGGGCGGTTTCATTCTGAAAGGGAATTCGATATGCCATATACTCCGGCTAGCCTCGTTAGCGGATTTGGAAATGTGCAGAATGCAAGGATTGCTCTAATGCAGCCAAGAAAATTCGTAGAGCGAAAGCTAAGAGGGATAAAGTAATTGGCACTCCTGAAAAGTCCGTTGAACATGTCGGACGAGATACTGCCCGAGGAGATACCTCTTCCGCCACTTCTTCCTGAAGATGACGCAGCATTAAAATTAGTTCTTCGAGATACTCACCGCGCAGAATACTATTTGCTCTCGAAAGGAACTACAGTAGATTTTGACCGCGATGATAGGCTAGTCCTATTTCGCATGCCACAAGCGTTCTGGGAAAATTCTTCCGTCCCTCGTAGTTCCCTAGGCATCCCTTTAACGCTAGAGCATATCGAGTCTCTTCTTCCGCAGTACATGTCGGCATTGTTTTCTGACGATCCGCCATTCAGTTGTGATCCAAGGCCAAAGACCAGTATTGATGCGTGCAAGGCTGTCAGGCAGTTGATTAGCAAGCAACTGAAAGACATGATGTTCAAGGAAGAGGTCAGGCTTGGATTGAAGGAGGCGTTGACGTATGGGATGGGAGTATGGAAGGCGGGGTGGAGAAGGAAGAAAAAGTTCCGTAGGGTGTACAAGTATGCGGGAGCGCCGGAGGTAGCATCGATTGGTCAAGGGGTTACGATTACAAGGCCAACGAAGAAATCTCGGAAGGTACTAGAAGAACTTGAAGAGTACGAAGTGAATACGCCGTACTTGGAAAAGGTTCACATTAGGCATGTGATTGTTGATCCGTCGCTAAGAGTGCCGGACATCAGGAAAGCAAAGTTTGTTATTCACAGAACGTATGCGACGCTGATTGAGTTAGAAGAGTTGCGAGATCAGCCGGGATACAAGCTGCCAAGTTCAGAGTATTTGAAGTCGCTGTTTGAACCGCCGAAGGAATCTCCAGAGAGGTCGATTCTTGAAGGGCGGTCTACGACTTCGGTATTGAATACAGGAGTGTCGAGCCTTGACATCAACATGGAATTCAAGGCGATGCCGAGATGGCAAGACGCTTCAGAAGACCCAAACTTACAGCCGTTAGAGTTGCTTGAGTACACGACTGAGGGAAGATGTATTGTCGTTCTTAACCGGAAGATGGTATTGAAGAACGATGTGAACGAGTTTGGGCTGATTAACTGGTTTTCGGTGCCGCCGATTGATGTGTTGGATTCATGGTATGGCATTGGGATTGTAAAGCTGCTTGCAGGAGAGCAGAGGCTTCAGCAGGGCGTCATTAACTCTCGGCTGGATGATTTGGCTCTAAGGCTGTCAGGAACGTTTCTACGCAAGCGTGGCGCAAATACACCGACACAGCAATTGAGGTTGAGGCCGGGTGGAATCATTGATTCGGACGATGAAAAAGGCGTCCAGATGATTCAGTATCCGCCAGCAATTGCAGATGCATTTACGGAAGTAGAAGCAAGCGACAATAGGGCGCAGAGGCGGTCTGGAGCGAACGAGATTGTCACCCAAGGTACGCTGACTCAGCCATCTTCGATTACAAGGTCGGCTACTGGCGTACAGACATTGGCAGCAGGGGTAGGAGCAAGGTCAGCGTATTTCATTGACTTTGTGGTGATGCTGGTCATTGTTCCGTTTTTGGAGTTTGTCCATGAGATGAACTGCCGATGGCTGCCGATTGAAGAGATTGAAAAAATCCTTGATGAAGAACTGGCAGAAGAATTCAAAGGGGATGCGATTGAACTTCGGAATGCGAATGTAAAGTTCAAATTGGAAGCTGGCACGAAGTTGCGGGCCAAGGCAGCCATGATGAACTTGGCAGAGCCGCTGATGCAGTTCTTCTCGCAGGCTCCTGTGCTTGAGTCTTTACAGGATCAAGGAAAGAAGTTTAACTTCGCAAAATTTGCGCAGCAGGTTCTTGATTCGGTAGATTGGCCGGGAGAGCAGGAAATCGTTACAGACCAGACAGATCAGGACAAGGCAATCTTGAAACAGAAGAGTGACCAAGCACAACAGCAGAGTTTGATTAACCAGAAGCATCAAGCCACGATGGAAGAGATTGAGCAGAAGGGAATTTCTCAGTCTGGCACTCACGTGATTAAGGCGCTGGTGGAAGAACTTGCTGCAAGGCCGGAAGACAAGATCGAATTGTTGAAGGCGTTAAGTAGCCACGCTCTTACTACTCGCCAGCAAGATATCGATCAACAAGCCAATCAACAGCCTGACAACGGCGGGCAACAGTGATCGATAACAGTCAGAGTCTTACTGAGCAAGGTGGGCGTTTCTCGGAACGAGAATTAGAAATCATCAAGAACTTCGAGAACGCCCGTCACTTGCAAGACTTACTTCATCATCCCGGATGGAGAGTGTTCCTTCAACTGAAAGACAAGCGCATGGAACAAGTGAAGGAACAGTTCATGCTTATGGATGGCGTGAATAAAGAGGCGTTGTTGGCTGCGCAGATTCGCTTGAAGGGAATCATGGAGTTTATCGGTGCGCTTCTTGAAGGGATTGAAAATGCGGTGGAATGTCTTGATCCAGAAGCCATGAAGCAAATTTTGCAAACGACTGTCATTAACCCTGCTGATCTTGATGGGGAACTTAACTTGAAGGAACTGTGATTCCGCTTGAGCGGAAAAACAAGGAGAAGAGTCTTTATGACCGCTGTTGAACTTGCCGGAATCAAGGTACTCATTAAGGAATGGTGTGGATTGGATATCAACTTGATTGATGCTGGGCCGTCCGTGAATGATCCGATGGGACTTGTGCGTCAATACATTTCTTTTCGTGATCCAACGCACAATGAGGCTCTGGCAATCAAAATTACAGATGCAGGGAAAATGGAGTTAGTCTCTAAAATCTAAGAAGGAAGGAACTGTGAGCCTGTTTAGGACAATCAAAATTGAAGGCGAGTGGTGGGGAGTCTGGCTCGTTAATCCAGAAGACGAGAAAGATCGCTATCTCGTCACCAGCCCTTTCTCAAAAGAGAAAGAAGCTGACCATTTCAGGGATGAATTCAACCGAATAGCGCAATCGTGATTCCGCTCGTGCGGAAAAACAAGGAGAAACTATGAACACGCACAATATCAAGCAAGAGACTGAGCGAGTATATTGGGAAGCCCTAGAGCGAAGGGTTGATGCTTGTAGCCATCTTCGTGAAGATGGTACGTCAGTAATCGCATGGGCGACTCAATCAGATGGGAAGAATCGTGGAGTGTGTCAGCACTGTATCGCAATATTTTCTCCAATCAAAGAAGAATGCAGTTCCGAGAAGTGCTGGCAGGAATATCAGTCTTTATGGGCGTTGGAAGTAAAGCGAACGGAACGCCCTCCAGTATATTCAACGCGAGTTATCCCATACTGGAACCCAGAAGAAGCGTCTCTATCCACACAAGACATGGCATATAAAACGCTGCTGTCGAAAGTCGAGAAAGTCATCGAATTCCTTTGCTATGGACTTACAAGATATTGGAAGCGGAGAAATCTTGCATATCTCGCCAAGGTTTCATTAGTTCAACTCAGCGCCGTATTGCGTCATCCAGACCGTGCAAAGATCATCGAACAGCGGCCAAGCAAAGTCCGAGAATTCGTAGCCAAACTTCAATCAAGCGAACAAATCTAAGAAGGAGTATCCCAGAAAGTAGATGTCCACAACACCTGTTACACCCGCTGATCCTGTTTTGGATAGCACGTATGGTCAACACACGGTAGAGCCGCGCACTACGGAGCCTGTCCCAATCTCGCGTGGGATGAAGTTGATTGATGACTTCACTACGACAATTACCCCGCCAGCGACCCCAGAAGCCCCTGTAGAGCCTTCTGCGCCTCCGGCACCCGTTACGCCTACCCCAGAACCGCCAGCCCCTCCTGCGCCTCCTACGGAGCCAGTACCGCCTACTCCT